TTGTTCATCTTCAAAAACAGAAGTCTGATTTGAAGCATACCTTAAAGATCTATTTATAGATCCATCAAAATATTGTAGGGGTTTATTTATGTGGTGTCTTGATCTAAGAATATAATTAACAGGAGTTTTGCCACCACTTAGAATATATATTCTATCTTTTATTTCCCATGAAGGGATAGTTTTTCTTTTTGCCATTTTATTATACTTTATTAAATTAAAAAAAGGCTGGGGGCCGAAACCCCCATCCTTAATAAATACTACTTAAATAATATGAAGTTATTAGCTCCATGTACAACAAGTGCTCTTTCTGATAAGAAGTGTACTTGCATTGCATCTAAGTCGCTAGACATACCAGCAGAACCAGCAGATCCAGTAACCCAAGACTTGTACTTTCTGTCTTCAGCTTCAGACTTTCTGAAAGCAACGTGCAAGAAAGGTCTTGTAGCGTTACGTCCCATAACCTGATCGTAAACAGAAGTTGTACCTGCGGGCATCAAAACTCCAGTTACAGAAGAAGTTAAAGCTCCTGTAGTTGCGTCGTTAAGATATTTCCAGTCAGACTTATAGAAGTCATATCCTAAATTAAAGCCCATAAACCCAAGGTTTAACGCCATACTTTCGTCATTGTCAAACAATCCGTAAGATGAAGTTGATGCGCCTGAGTTGTTTTGAGCAGCTAGAACATTGTCAATCTCAAATGACTTAGCTCTGTTTACAAATAAAACATTTTCTTGAATTGCTCCTTCCTTGTCTAAGACTTGGATAAGGGTTTCAATGTCGGTTCTAGATGCAATAGAGCCAGTAGAGATATTTCCTCTTGTTTCTACTTCGTGGAATAAACCTTTAGTACCTTTAAATCCAGCAGTTTCAGCACCAGAAGAACTTGCAGCTGGCTTACCTTCAATCATCGATAATTCAAGATAATCCTCAAATCTCTGACGAGTTTCATGCTCAGATTTTAAATACCATAAGTATCCTGTAGCACCATTTTCAGTTGAAACTTCAATCCAACCAATCTGCGCCAAATCAGAACCATTGATTTCATATTTATCTTTGATAATGATAGGGTTAGTAGTTAGGATATCTTTTGGAGCTTCTAAGCTTCCGTCCATTCCATTTGTTCCTTTCTTAAATTCAGAACCATATGCAAAAACTTTTAAGCCAGTAGTGGCGATAGCTGCTGCAAGGTTTGCATTCTCGTAAGAAGCAACTGTAAATGTGTTTGTAGTTACAGCTGTAATGATAGCTTTTTCTTGGTCTGTGCCATCAGAAATAATAACTGTCTGCCCTACTCTAAATGGGTGTCCATTTGAAGTAATAACATCAGCTGATCTTGTAGCACCAGTCACTGCTAGGTGTAATCTACCTTGCTCTGACCATTGAATAATATCAGAAGCAATAGGCATCTCTGCACCTACCATTCTAAGGAAAGAAGATACGGATCTATTTCCGTATTTTTCGAACTCCTTTTCGTATACGTCGGGTAAATATTGAGATGTAAACTCAACACTTGAGCCCAAATAATTTGATGAAAGCGTTGCTTTCGATGGAGCGGGTGTTAATGCACCTTGCACTCCGGTTATTGTTACTGCCATTTTGTAAAAATTTTAAATAAGTTTATCTTCTTTTTTTAATTTTAAAATCAAAATCAGATTCACTTTCTAAAATTCTAAACTTAGTTCCTTTTACATCTACCGGTTTATTGTCCCGAACAGACATATTAATATTTTTTGTTTCTTTTACAATGTCTTCAGTCGCTTCTGATTTACCAAGCTCATAAAAATGCTTGGCTATAGCATCAGCGTTTGTACCTGCGTAAAGAAACTTATGATATTCTTCTGTTTTATCTAACTCTCCTTCTTTGTTAAGAAACCTAGATAGTTTAGAATTTATATCAAGCTGATCTTTGAGAACAAGTTCCTTGTCTTTTACTTTAAATACTTGTGTTTTGTCTCCAACTTTAAATTTGAAACCTTCAAATTTGTCAGAAAAAAAACTTTTAGTTTTCTCTTCAAAGACAGAGGCTCTACTTCTGTTTGTCCTCTCGCTTTTCTCTGATTCTTTTTGATAATTATTATAAAAGTCAATAGCCTTTTTATCATTCTCAGACAGTTCAACATTATTAGACTCTAATTTTGTTTTATACTTATCTTTTTGACGCTCAAAAAAGTCTTTTGCTTCAAATAACTTCTCTTTGTAAGAGATCTCTTTCCTTTTTTTATCTGAATCAGATTCATCTTCATTAGTTCCAAAATCTCTTTCTATTAGATACTCAATGTCGCTAGAATCTAAACCAGGTTTAGTTGATTGATAATAACTTCTTAAAAGATCTGCTTCAGGCATTTTACTAAAATCCTTTTGCAGCTTTACAAAATCATCCAATCCTCTACCAGTTTCCTTGTTGTAGGTTAAATACTTTTCAACTTCCTCTGGCAACTTTTGAGGCTCTTGTTGTTTTTCACTATTTGAAAGAACATTTTTAAGTTCATCAAGTGAACTTACGTTTATGTCTTTTTGTTTTTTAAGGATAGACAAAACCTTATTTTCATCGAAGTTTTCCTCCTTTTTTTCTTTTGGAGGATCCTTTTCCTCTAATACATTTTCTTTTTCTTCGCCTTCGGCTTTGACTTTGTCTTCGGCTTTGACTTCTTCTTGCTGTGGTATGCCATCTTCTTCTTTTTGTTGAGGCTCTTCAGCTGGCTGAGGTTCCTCGGATTTAACTTCGTTTTCTTTTTTTTCTTCTTTAGGCTCTATGCGATTTCCATCGTCATCAAGAGCATACACTTCGATTTCACTCATATTAAATTAAATTTATTACAAATATACAAATAATTAAAAATCACTTTCTAAACCCTGTAAACCACTACCTAAGTAATCTTGTCCATCAAAGTCTATTGGGTCTAGATCTTGCTTTCTCTGTTGTATAAGTCTTGATTGTTGTGAAGCTTGTAATTTACTTCTTTTATCTTTTCTGTCTTCTCTAAACATTTCTTTTGACATCTGTGAGTCAATAGAAGCTTGAATGTTTTCTTTGTCCAAAGACTTTTGTTCCTTCATAAGCCTTAATTTTAAGTCTGCTTCAAACTGCATTTTTTGCATTTCAAGCTCTGCGTCTAATCTTTTAAGCTCTGTTTCGGTTCTTTGCTTTGACAACATTGTTTGTTGTTTAGCTTGCTCTGAAGCTAAAGCAGCTTGTTGGTTTGATTCAGATTGAGCTTTAATGGCCGCTTGCTGCTTATCAAAGTCCATCTTTTCTTTTCTTTTCTTTCTAACTTTCAGTAGTTGAGAAGCAATCTTGGTATTCTTTATAGCCCTAATATCTATGGCATCATCTATATCTATTTTTCCAGATGATAAACTCTGTTGTATGTTTTGCTCTAAAAAGTTTCTTTCTTCCTCGTCTGGATGTAATTGAATGAATATACCAAAGTCATGTAGGTGCATTTGTTTTATTTCTTCTATAAGATCCATAGAATATCTACCGATACTATTTACAAAAGTTTCTCTCATATCAGAATACATAAGTACGTCAGACATTCTGTGGCTAATGCATTCAGAAAGTTTTCGAGTCATATTTAATCTAGATTCTAAAATATGTCTAGTAGCTGTATTAGAGTTTAGAGCCGCAAGCTTTTGTACACCAACCAATGAATTTGGATCTGGCGTACTTCCATCTCTAGCTTCATTAAGTCCAGTGACAGATCTAATAAGACCTAGGTTATAGTTGTACATATTAATAAGAGAAGATATCTTATTATTAGCACCAGAAGCTGTAAGTTCCTGGATTGGTATTTTGCCTCTGTTTATTTCTCCGTCTTCTGCGTATGATCTTCCAAGCACAGAACCTGTTTGAAAATATAAATTCAAAGCTTCTTGTGGAGAATATGTAGCACCGTTTCCTATATTTATAGAAGACAATCCATCTATATCCATATACACACCATCAGGTATCATTTTTGCGGTGACTTGTTGTAGTTTTAAATGTATCAGTTGAATTTGGTCAGCAAAAGGCACCATTCTTTTAACAAGCGAATCAATCTGACCTCTGTATTGTTTTTTAGCTGAAACAATAAAAGGTGAATATACTTTGTTTATAGAAGATTTTGGTCTCACCATGTTGCTCATGATTTCCCATTGAATCATTCTGTTGCTTCCTAAAACATAAACTCCCTCATACCAAACATCAATTCTTTTTGAAAGCTTTTCAAATCTTGCTGCTTCTGTTTTTGGTGGGTTAAACTGATCGTCTTTCTTTAAAACCTTTTCACCTCCTGTTGCTGTTTTCTTTTTCTTATATACAATATTCT